GGGTCGTTACTTACCCTCTTATGCGTATGCTTATGCTTATGTTTATGTTTAACCGGCGCAATTTCAATAACTGCATCCTCGTCTACACCCAAAGCATCTCGTATTACCTTTACATCAATGGGGTCACGCTTGCGTTTTACAACTACTGGACTAGGAGGATCATTCTTTACGTTGAATGTCCCCGGTACCCGTAGGATACGCGCCGCGTCAAATACCTGACGATCTACATAAAACTCTTGCGTTGCACACACTTGCTTTAGTTGGTCAGCTATTGGTAGCCACTGTGCTTTAGGTAGTTCTTCAGTAAGCGCCCAGTAAGCATGTACCCCATTCCCTGAATCTACTAGCGTAGGAGCAGGGAGATCAACCAAGTCACAAAAAGTTGTGAGAGCTTGCAATGCTTTTTGTTTAGTAGCGTAGCCTTTGGGTTGCCCAGTACTTTTGTCTAACTCTATGGCTTTGTCTTCGCCACAATCTATGTCTAACCAGAAAGATTGAAAGGACTCCGCGTTAACTGCTGTACGGCCCCCACCGGAATCTTTAGGCAATGGGGCAAGATCGCTAAATTTAGCTAAGCCGAAGTAAACATGTTTGCCTGCCGCTGCAAAGTCATCGAAGTATGACTGTAGCTCTGCTCTGCTTTGTGTAAACTTTGTAGAAATACTTGGGTTACTACCGGGGGGAATACCAACAGCACAGTACCAACCTCCCCGTGGAACGACGTAATCTATTAGTTGAGAATTCTCCATATTATTTTTTTTAGGGGGCACGAAACCCCCAAGTCCTCTCGGTAAAAATGAAGCCCTATCGGTTAAACGTAGGAGGCTAGTAAAGTCCTAACAGCACTGGTTAAATCAGGGTGCGGTTCGTGCGTACCCTGAAACCAGTTATAAACAGTCTGTCGGCTTACTCCCAACTGAGAGGAAACTTCGGCTACAGGTATCTCTTTCTTAATACATACCCTGCCAAGCTTAACTCCCAGTAGGGATCGGCTTGCCTGTTTATTCAAACTACTGAGACGTGTTGTGTATCCGTAGCTCATTAGTCGTCACTTCCCCACTCGTCAATAACATCAGACAAGTCATCGTCAGCGGGAGGAGTTTCAGTTTTCTTCTTGGGGCGTTTGACAGGCTCTTCGGCAACAACTTCTTCCTCTACTGCGCCGAATATATCATCTACGCTTTCTTCCGCTTTCTCTGGAGAGTCTTCTTGGGAGAAGCCCGCTTCGGCTTCAAACGGAGAAGGTGCGGAGTAAGGTATGTACTTAATAACTTGTACACCACGAATGCGTAAAGACACACCAGTGTTAGCCATCTTGTACGGCACTAGCTCTACAGCTAGGTTAATAGTACTACCAGTGGTAAGAAGGAAGTCCTCGTCGAGGCGTTTGTTATCTGCATCAAACTGAGCAGGTGTTCCTGTTGGGCGGTCACCAAAAGTTGCTTTGATGTTAGCTTTACCTACTACAGTACCGTCATCTTGCTTCTCAAAAGGTACGGTAAACTTAGCAGCCCACGACTTATCTCGCTTGGCGTTGTACGCTTCGGTCATAGCTTTGTGAAGGTCTTTAGCTTGGTCAGTAGACATAACAAAAGACAGCTCATACTTTGCTGCATCATCAGTAGCTACGCACGGCACAGTTTTGCCGTTCTCACCTGCGCTCTTGTCAAACCTGTACGGCTGGTCTAACCGAGGGTATTTTGCTTCGATTCCTTTAAGGATATAGCTTTCGTTTTTCATATTTGCACTCGCGTTAAAAAGGTTATTTACATTAGCATCGGCCAGTATTAGCCGAGTTAGGTTCTCTTGCTCATCCTCAGACACGAGGCTGGCTGGTTTAAAATACATAATGCGTCTACTCGTGCTATCCGCAAAACATATCTCGGTACTTACAGTGTTGAGTTGTTCCCCATTGTTCTTGAGGAATTTTTTATATTCATACAAGCCCATAGAGTTTGCAGCCTTACTGAATAAACTTCCTCCCGCAACTCGTAACTTACTCACTGCATACGTATTGTTTAATACCAACTTAATCTCGGTAAAAAACTTACATTCTTTAGCACGTTGCCCCGTTATATTCCTTGGGCAGTCAATGCACCTATTACTTTGCACAGTCTGTGCTGGTACTGTGCTATCAGGTAACTCTGCGTCTAACGACCAACACTTCAGCTGTCCGTACTTAGAGTAGTAACTACGGGAGAGAACTCCGCTATCTACTATGGTTGCTGTTACAGCTTTAGTGATTTCTCCGGTAGCTTTGTTAACAAAGAAATTGTCGGATGTAGTAAGCAACGTCACTTGGGCGTTGGTTTACGCACGGAGATGCTGTACCTATTCTTAGCCTGTAGTCCAGCAGGAGTAACGTCTGGGTTATCCGCTAGAAACTCTTTCATATTACCGCTGTGTATTCTTTTCTCTAGCAAGTGTAGGGCATCGTTATCTTTGATGAACTTGTGCATCTGCTCCCAGTCGCTCGTCCAAAAGTTAGATACAACTCGTCGGGTAACTGTCCCCGCCGCTGTCTTTAAGCTATCTATGTTCTGCGCTTCACACAGCTCAAGCATGCTGTCGGCAATCTTATTTTGAATAACTTTAAGTTTCTTTATGTCTTCTTCTTTCTCTTGGACAGCTTCACGTATTCGCATGTAGTCGCTGGTCATTTGATCTGCTGTTAGTTTTTTCATAGCACCTCCTGAAAAGGGACAACCAGTTTAGCAGGGGCTTTTACATTGTCAAGCATCTATTTCTTGTCTGTACAAATCAATGATCTTGTTGTGGTTGGTAATGTTGTTTTGCAACATAGCGTACAAACGATCTTCTACCCCACTACCTCTTATGTGTATTATAGCCATAGGGTTGTGCTGCCCCGGACGGTTAATGCGAGCGTTGGCTTGCAAGTATGTCTCTACGCTAGTAACAGGAGCGTACCAAATAATAGTGTTAGCAGCTGTTAGGGTAAGCCCATGGGATGCGGCCTGTGGCTGTATGATAAGAACGTGGGGGTCTGGCTTTTCTTGAAAGTCTTTTATTATCTCTGCCCTCTTGTTGACTGATACCTTTCCTGATATGACGGCACAGTTTATTTTGTTCTTAGTAAGGAATTCTTCAAGCAAATTTATAGTGTGCGTGAAAGGCACGAAGACCAAAACTTTGTGGGAAGACTCATCAATAGCTTCCTTCACTACTTTCAAACGGTTGCTCACATCGAACTGGATAACTTCTCCTTCGTCCGTGTACACAGCACCCCCTGATACTTGTAGAAGTTTGTTGATGTTTGTAGCTGCGTTAACAGAGGTAACAGATTCACCATCAGCTACCATCATCATCTTATCTTTTAATATCTTGTAGTAACGATTTTGCTGTGCCGTTAGGGGCGCGTCTCGTTCCACGTAAGTAACATCGGGAAGGTCTAAGCACTGGTCTCGTTCAAACCTAATAGCAGGCTGTAAAGCTGCATGCACTGTAGCGTCAGCGTCAGGCTTAGGTCGCCAGATAAACTGAGTTACTTTGTACATAACTTTGTCTCGGAACGCTCCAAAGTACTTGGGTACGCCTTCTGGGTTAATAAGTTTGCCCAAACCGAACGCATCCACTGGAGACTGTGCTGCTGGAGTACCTGTAAGCATCCATACCCACGGCACATCAGCAACTATGGCGTTAAGTATTTTCCATCGGTTGGTCTGTGCATTCTTGTATGCGTTGGCTTCGTCTACTACAACTAAGTCAAACCCTCCGTTCATAATCTCGTCTTTAACTACTGCTACGCCATCGAAATTTATGATGACGAACTCGGAGCCAGCGTTAATGATCTTGCGCCGTTGAGCTGCTGTGCCGTGGGCTACAGAGCAAGACCTGTGCATTGCAAACTTAAACAAGTCCTGCTGCCATGCCGACTTCATGATAGACAGCGGGGCTATAACTAAGACTCGGTTTATGTCCCCTCGGTTCATAAGGTAGTCAGCGGCCCAAATAACACTAGCTGTCTTACCCGTGCCTTGTTCGTTAAAGCAAAAGGCTTTCTTGTGGATAGTTAAGAAGCTGGAAGTAGCGCGTTGGTGGTCAAAAGGTTTGTACTTACCTACCCATGTGTAGTCCCGTTCTATAGGGGAGGGCACGTCTTTTACTTTCAAACGCGCCAAGGTCTGTGCTTCTTGCAAGCCCCAGTGCACCGCTATTTTAAATACACCATCTACTTCGCTGAGTATCTTGTACTTCTTTATGTTCTCAGTAATGAGGTGCGGGCGTTTTGTTTTTAGTACTAGAGCCTTGTTCTCTACTACCTGCATCACTTTTTACGGCCTGTGATCTTTCCGCCTTTCTTAGCCATCTTCATTGCACCTGCTTTAGTACGCGGGTAAGAAGAGTTGTTAGCTTCGGTCTTAACCGATAGGTTACTGGGCGCGTTACCTCCTCCTTTAGAGATAGGAGTTTTGTGGTTTACGTGCTTACCGTCACCTTTAGCTACCACACCTTTAGCCAGTAGTGTGTTGCGTGCTGCGTTACGCACTGCACGGTTCTTCTTTTGCGCAGGTGTACCTTGGTACTTAGCATATTCTGCTTTGTAATCTCTTGGCTTTGCCATATCTATTTCCTATTGTGTTCACACTTAGTAACGGGACAGTACGCACACAGTGGGCCATCCACCGCGTTCCATACCTCTGTTTGTTCTGCTACATCTAAACGCTCAAGCTCATCATCAAACACGGTAAGGTATGACTTACGCATGTTTGATGTGTGTTCTTTGTGTATGAATTCGTTACTCACTACGTATGCTAGAGCAGACTTAATAGTTTTTACTTCAGGGTAGTGCGTAAATGTGGCCCCTGCGAGTAAGTCTAATTGTTTGGTATCTGCATACTTAGCGTTCTTACCGGTCTTGTAATCCACAAGATACGCTTTGTCTTCATTAACTATTAGCAGGTCAGCTATGCCTCTCCACCACACATCCTTAGCAAAGAATCCGGTAGGGGAGTAGTCTCCATCTTCTTTAGCAAGACCAAACCTTATCTCACAGTGCTTCTCCCCCTTAATGTTCCGCAAGGAATTCAAACTCTTCTCTATAAATTTAAACTTAGGAGGGATCGGGGTTGCTTCTTTTATGTACAGCTCTGCTGCTTTATGCACCTCGTTGCCGTAGTACATTGCTGAACTGCCCTTGTCCTTTACGTCCTTAGCTACCTTCAAGTGATAATACTTCTTAGGGCATTGCTTAAACGTACTCAAGCTGCTGTAAGACCAAGCGGTCATATTATTGTCCCTTTCTTGGTGCGTGTTATTTTGGGGTGGTTGCGAACTTCCCATGTAGGTTTCCCTGTTGAGTCATAAGCAGAAACATCGTGTGCAAGCTGGCGAATTTTTCCCCCTTGAGCTAAATAATCTTTGATGTCTTGCGCTAACTTCTCGCGCTGTAATTCTTTTTCTCCCTTTGCCACTGCCTATCTCCTATTTAAATACGTACTTTTTTAATTGTAGGGGCGATGGTTGTTTCTCTTAGAATGGCTTCTTCAAAGTAATGGCACTTTAAGCAGTACCAGCCCACCCGTTTCTTTTTGTGCATGTTCAAAACTTCTTCTGAAGTTTCTTTGCACTTGGGGCACACGTTAGTGCTTAGCTCATTCGGCATCTAGCAAAGCCTCTAAACGTCTTTCTAAATCTTCTAGCCTGCGGACAACGGCTAACAATTGTTGGCCTAGCTCTACCATTTCTTCTGCGTCGTCTTCGTTAAGTTCTATTTTAACTTTCATGCGTCATCCCACGTAGACATAGCCTCATCTGCTGCACGCTCTGCCATTTCTTGTTTACGTTCTGCTGGGTCTATGTAGTCTTCCTCCTGCGTAAGGAGGTGCTCTTCTAACTCAACCATTACTCTATCTTTACCCATCTCTTGTTCTCCTAGTTATGAATTATGGTGCGTGATCTGTAGTATGTGTTACCCCACCTATTCAGGGTACTTACGTACTACTAACACGACTAACCGTAGCGGGGCTTAACCGGCACACGCAAGGGGTTTGGAGAACGCCATAGCAGCGCTTCTAAGAACGGCTATGAAATTTTTGAACCACCTTCATGCACTGCGGGTGTTTTAACCCACCGCCCGCTGGGGCTTAACAATCTCCGTATGACCTACCCGTACCACCTTCGCAGTCTAAGGGTAAATCCGGTGCCCATTTGGGCTGCACCTTCATGCAGTCCTCAACAAATGAAAGACCTTCTGCTGCTTGGTCTGACGGGACTATGCAACCAATGGCATCGTGTACCGTCATTACTACCTTGTACCGTCTGGATACAGCAAGCAAGTGTTCGCCTATAACTATGCGGGACAATGCTTGGCAGACGTTCTCAATAACTTTGCCTCCGTATATTCTAGTATCTAT